TTAGTTTTTATACTCCCAGCGTTTACCTGCCACAGGCTCTCGGCTTTTACATTAGCAAAGCCTTAGATCTCAACCTTTACTCATCATATTTATTTACTAATGTAGTAACTTTTGCAGCATGTTTAATTCTACTAATTCTTGCCTATTATATTTACCCCATACCATTAATAACCCTTGTTTTTTTAACAATCCCAATGTCTGTCTTTCAGTTGATGTCACCAACTATTGATGGCCTTAGTATGGCATTTACTGTTTTAGCCATGTCATGCTTCATGAGGATTCTTTTTGACAAAGAGATAAAAAATTACAACGGGCTTGCTCTCTTAATGTCAATTTGTATATTTTCAGCAGCTGGTAGTCGCGCAAACTTGTTATTAATGTCATTAATGCCTTTGTGGCTTTTTTATAAAAACAGGAAGCTTTCAAATCTTTTATTTCTGGCACTATGTTTAGTTACCACCCTCTCATGGACCACATATAATCTTTTGAATGTACACGACGCTGGTATGGGTCGACATCCTGGTTATAGCAATACTGAGTTAGTCATTTTTTACCTGAAAAATCCTTTAATCTTCTTTAAGATATTCTTCAATACTATAACTGACGTCAATACCTTAAGATTCTATTTAACATCTATGATAGGTGTGCTAGGTTGGCTTGACGCGCCAATTTCTAAAACTTCTTTTGCTTTATTTTTTGTTATAATTTTGACTGCATTATTAATCTCCGTAATATCATTTAGAAAGTCGAATGACAAAGCAACATCGTATTTTATTTTCATCTTATCAGCACTTTCATTATTATTGATTTTTCCCGCCTTACTTGCTCAATGGAACTCATTCCCTACCGAGAAGATAGTTGGTGTCCAAGGAAGGTATTTTATCATACCTGCACTTATATTTGGTTATTGCTTTCACACTTACGAAAGGATGAACCTGGAAAAATTACTAACATTGTCATTAATTTTAGTTGCATCAACTTACACAGTTCATTCAGCAATCAGCAAACATTATATTCACCCTAAATTTACATTTGAAACAATCAATTCCCCTGACGAATTGAAAAACTCAAGACCCATAAATATTTTGGGGAGCTCACAGCCCCATTATGCCCTTTCAGTGCCTAATGGGAACATTAGCAGTATGCTCATCTATTTTGGAAATTATAATAACAAAGCTAAAGGCACGGTAAATCTTAAGGTTTGCAGCGTAGAGAAATGCCAAGAAACTCTTGTTAACACACACAAAAAGCAGGATAACTCTTTTTATGAGTTTAACCTACCGCAAGGTTTAAAGGTAGAGAATAGAAAAATCACATTAAAATTTAATTTTTTTGAAGATGAAAATTCATCTCCCCTAGCTTTGTGGGAATATAGCCCCACAAACGAAAATAACTCATTTTCCCCACGAATTAAAATAAATTATATCAACTAAAAGTCCGGGCGGCATGTCCGCCCTTATCTCCGTCTACCCTCCCTGTTTTAAAGTCTCATTTTTACTTTCTCAGAAGACTTTCACATTACTAGCTTATTAACAGTCCCTTTTGGAAGAACATCTCGACCAGATGCTTCAGCAATATAGGCTCTCAGAGCTTTGCGGTAAGCAGTCAATTCAGCTTTTGAATTTGCCACCGCCGCTTCCGTTAACTCGCCGCTATAGTCCTCATCTTCAATTCGCTGGTTGAGAGCGGTGATCTGGGCTGACGCGTGATTGTATTCCGATTGCGCAATATTGAGGTTTTTCTGTGCCTGCTCTTCCGGGGTGATTTCAACTACTGGGGCAGTAAATACCCAGCTACCTTTTTTGTCCTTCTCTGCAGTAAAGCCTGGGCCGACCTGATCCTCCTTTTTTATCTCGTAAGTTTCATAGTCAGGGAAAAGGTCGCCTTCTCCGTTCCACAGGACTGCATTTACTACAACGCCGTCTTTAATCAATGCGTAAGATGAAACTGACATTATGCATACTCCCAGATAATGACAATGCCATCAGCACCCGCGCCACCTTTGTAGCCGGTTAATGCATTGTTAGGTCCGCCAACTGCGCCGCCTCCGCCAGAACCAAATCCATTGGCATCGTTTCCGACTGAGTTGTTATTTGCCCGACTGAAACCACCTTTACCGAAAAACGAATCTCCGCCTTTACCAACAAAGTTTGATCCGGTACTTAAAGAGACGCCGTGCTCAGAACTCCCTCCGGGGGTGTTAACAATGTTCCCGCCCGTTGCGTTACCACCCAGAACACCCGTACATGTGAACGGCGGTGTTGACTGCTCTTGGCCGTAACCGCCGCTGCCACCCTTACATACAATAAGGCTGCCTATTGAGGAGTCGCCTCCTACGCTACCCGATGCGGGTAATCCACTATTCGATTTGCCCCCCGTACCTACTGTAATAAGTTGTCCGTCAATCTGATCTACTGATAGTTTTGATTTTGCATAACCACCTGCACTTCCGCCGGTAGCCAAGGAAACGGTTGATGATCCTGAATACCCAGTGTTGCCTCCCGAACCACCTGCGGCCTGAATCTCTGAAATAACATTTTTCGTACCTGGCGTTTTTTTATAAATGGCACTGGCTTTAAAAATCTGCACATTGATCAGCCGTCCGGGTCCAACCAGCGTGTTCATGGCGGCGAGCAGCTGCGCCCTGTTGGATTTGGTAAGCGTCAGGCCCGCCGCCTCAATAACCGCAGCTATTTCTTCCTGAACTGAATCACAAAAATCTGCATTCAGCGCAGTAGGCAATTCTCCGGTTTGAGGGTTACCGCCGGTAAAGCCATTTTTACCCGCGCCAAATTTATCCACCTGCGCGGTAGATGTGTCGATACGATGCATATTTACTCCGGATATCTGAAAATAACGTAGGTATGTGAGGGTGCCAGCTTGTTCAGAACGCATTCCGCGATAGTGTCACCCCAAACTCTGAGGCTGTCGGTGCAGTTACTGATGGCCGTCATGGGCGTAACCTGGGTGGATAGGGGCATATTCACCTGCCAGTAGTAGCGCCACTCATCACTGTAAAGCGAGTCGGTGCAAGCAGACATACAGGTGAACTGGCTTTTGTTGTAGCGGGTAATGGTGACGCCCGTGTAGCCCAGCGCCTCAAGCTGAGCCAGGTAGAAAGCCTCATTAATGCCCCCCGCCAGATTTATCTTTGCATCCAGCCGCTGGCGTCTCTGCTGCAGCGTCTGCACGCCTGAAGGCGCGCAACTATCCGGCAGCCCGCTGATACTTTCATAACGGTCAATTAGCTCTGTCACTGAACGTGGGTCCGTTTCCAGCATCAGAGCATCACCGCGCCCATGCACCGCTGCCAGCGAGGGTGCCAGGCTAGTCAGCAACACGTCGTCACTGTCCCACGCTGGGCCACGCGGCAGCAGTGCTCCAAGCATCTGCCGATACTGCGCCGTTAAGTCCATGAGATTGTCCCCACCACACCTATTTCACCTTTCCCAATGGTGATATCAGTCGTCGGGCTGACCAGCGTATGACTGTACTCACCCGTTGCGATGCTGATCGCCTCGCTGATGCGGGACGGCTTCAGCACGCTTTCAGGCCCGCCATCGCGCAGCATCATTGAGCGCAACTCCGCCTCAACGGCATAGCGCACTGCTGCGGTGTTCGGGTTGAGTCGAATCTGGAAATTAACGGTGTGAGGCGTTGGAGCAAACACGTAGATATCGGCTCCGGCCACCGGGGCAAGCGGTTCGATGTATGTCTTTACGGCTGAGACGGTAGCAGCGTCAGGGATTGGATTAATGAGGTCGCTGTTCGCCACCATAACGCCTACCGTTCCCCGACCACTCCAGTGCCTGTACGTCCATGCGCGTGTCACGCCAGCCACTTCTTTAGCCCAGACTTCATAATCACCGTCACCACCTTCAACGCTGGCCGCAAACGCTTTAAGCGCTTCGCTGCTGATCACGGTCTGACCTACGGTTTCGATGGTCTTTTTCGCGTTAGCCAGTGGCATCTGCGCAACGTGCTGCTCCAGCTCGCCCACCGAGGCCTTGAGGACTTTGTTTGCTTCATTCAGCGCATTAAACTCAGTAGCGATTTTGTCCACCGCTTCCTTAGTCTGCGCTGACAACTGACCTGAGTTCTTAGCTTCTTTCAGTGCGTCTTCAGCTTTCTGACTGAAGGTTCCGGACACCTCTTCCAGCTTTGCAGATACTTTTTTCAGTAACTCATTTACATCTGACATGGTGATTCCTTATTAGCCGAACGCGGCCAGCGCGTTTTTAAGTTGAGCAATATTTTCGGGATTGATTTCGTCGGTAGCGCCCGGCATACCTTCAGGGGTGGCAGCAGCGCCTGACTTGCTGCCAGTTAATGCTTTGAGAAGTTTTCGACGCTCAGAGCGAGGTGCATTGGTTTTTGCCAGCATAGCGTCCAGCTTGCGCAGTGCAGCTGCAGGGCTGTCATCGTCATCAGCAATCTCATCTGCTGCCAGCAGGCGATCAGCAAAACCTTTTTCAACCGCATCACTGCCGCCGATATAGGTTTCCGCATTCATCATTGCCTCAATGGCTTCGGCGTCCAGACCAGTCCGCGCGCCATAAATATCGTTCATGGCCTTATCGAAGGGCTCCATGTCAGAAGCCACCTGTGCAAGATCATGACGGTTTCCTACCGCGTACACCCAGCAGTTATGAATCATGAGGAAAGCGCCGCGGCCAATCTGAACCTCGTCTCCAGCCATCGCGATAATGGAGGCAGCAGAAGCAGCCAGGCCCAGCACCTTAACGGTGACTTTCCCTTCGTACTCACGGAGCAGGTTGTAAATCGCCAGACCTTCAAACATGTCACCGCCCGGCGAATTGATGTTCACCGTAACGTCAGCACCGCCAATGGCACGCAGCGCTGCCGCGATGCGGCTGGCGGTAACGCCATCGCCATACCAGTCAGCGCCAATAACATCGAAAACAGAGATGCTGTTGTCATCATTTTTTGCGGCTTTAATGCCGCCGTTCCAGCGCTCCATGGCAGATGACGGCATATCGCGTTTTTCGCGCGCAGAAGGCCGCCCCTCCGGCGCTCGCGGAAGGCTTTTCAGGGTCATTGATTAATCCTGTGTGTCGGAGGGTGATGGCACCTGAGTGCCAGAAGTGTTTTGCGGCGTCACTGACCGATCAGGGAAAAGCCAGCTTTCAAGCGCTGCCCTTGCCTTCTCTCCGCCCGAGTCGCCATCTTTACCCAGCATTTCAAGCGGCGTGAGGTTAAGCTGAACGGTATAGATATCACCGCCATCAATCGGAGGAAGATTCTCCAGGCGGCGCACGTCATTACGCGACATCCGTCCGTTCTGCAGCGCGGTGGTGTAATAAGCTGAGCGTCCGGCGCTGTCAGCACGCAGCAGGCCTTCAACGGCAAATTCAGCAAAGTAATCTTCATCGCCATTGAGAAGACAGCGTGAGATTTCCTGCTCAATATTTATCAGCTGAGGTCGCAAGGTGTTGGTTAGGAACTGCATATTCATCCCCTCAACACTTGACGACCAACTGCTCTGTTTCGTCGTGTGTCCGACCATAAAAGGCGGTACGCGAAACCAGCGACAGATTTCTTCAATACTGAACGAGCGTGACTCAAGCATCTGAGCCGCTTCAGGGTCCATGGTGATGCCGTTAAATTTCAGATCGTTTTCAAGGATCATCATTTTTCCGGCGTTTTTCGAGCCCTGAAACATTGTCAGGTTGTCCCGCAGACGTTTGCGCTGCTCCGGCGTCAGGGTTTTATCAGTTAAAAAGAAGCCAGCAGACTGAATGCCATTGTCAAAAATTTTCCCGGCAGCCTGCTCTACCGCCATTGCTGAGCCAAAAACTTCACGACCGGTCATAATTGGCATCAGACCACAGACACCATCAAGCCCGAAGCCACGTATGTGCATCATGCTTTTAACTGGGATGATGCGTTTAACGCCATTCTCGGTGTAGGTGTACTGAAGTTCGCCACTATCCAGGCGCTTAACTACCATGCATTGAGGCAGGAGTGGGATAAGGGAAACCAGCTTATTCCCTAATATTTTCTTTTCAACGAAAGCATTTCCGCGAAGGCAGATGCTCGCTACCACCATAAGCATAAAGCGTGATGGCGTCATTTCGCTGTTCGGACGACGGCATAAAACCTGATAAGCGGGGTGATCCTTAGCCAGCTTTCTGGAACCATCGGACTCGCGCAGATAAACCTTCATCGGCAGCGTTGAAACTGACTCGCTTAACAGGCGAACACAGGCCCATGCAGCTGACAAGCCGATTGCTTTTTCTGCTGTCACTGTTTGTCCGCTGCTACTTTTCCCAAGCCAGTCAGCGAAAAACTCTCCGGTTGTGAGGCTTATCGGTACGCCCAGCCAGTTGAGTAATGCGCTTTTCACCCGGCCAGGCTGCTTATTTTCCTTCATCAGATACCTACCATGATCGGGTCATCAAAAAAGTCATCAGGATTACCGCTCTCCACCAGCACCGCATCCTCTGCTGCACCGATTGCCATAGCGGAAGCCACCACGCCATCAATACGGCCGGTGCTTTTCTTTTTGGCAAATATGCGGTTGTCCTTCTGGTCAGCCTCGAGCACTGCAGAGGCTGCATTCCAGCGCAGACAGGGATTAGGCCGGATAATGAGCACCCGGTTATTCAGGTGTTCCTCAAACAGCTCAATAGAGCGCGGCATCCACAACCCGGACTCCTGCGCCTTGTAAAAGCCCTGACCATGCGGAACAAGGTCAACACTCACAGACTCGCTTTCCAGCTCTGGCTCCAGATACTTGATGCGATACTGGTCAAACGCGATGCACTTAATATCGTATCTGGCCGCCAGCTCACCGATACGCACCGCCACAAAACCGTAGTTAACCGCCTTACCAGGCGGCGCGTGAATAAAGCCATTACGCAGCCAGGCGTCATAGGGAACGTGGTCAGTTTTGGCACGCTCCAGCAAAGAATCTTTCGGCGTCCAGAACTCAACTAAAAGCTTTTTGGATTTCGGAAAGTAAAGCGCCAGCGCTGTAAGGTCGCGTGAACCGGACAGGTCCAGACCGCCATAGCACTCTTCACCCGCTAAATCCTCCGGATCAAAGTCCTGTTCGCAGTTCATCCAGGTGTCGCTGTCAATCCACGGATCGGACGCTTCCACCCACTGGCAGAAGTTCAAGCGTCGTACAATGCTCTCTTTTGATGGCATGCCGCGAGCCTGCGTCACCTGCTCCCGCAGGTATTTATCTGTGAAGGTCTGACCCAGCGACGGGTTAGCTTTACCCCAGCATGCTTCATCTTTAAACGGATCGTCGCCCTCATCCAGCGAACAGATGAAGCTGAAAAAGCTGTCATCGACCAAATCACCGGCTGCCACCTTGCGACCGTATTCGTGATATTCGAAACAGACACTGGTTTTATCGTGGCCGCTGTTGGTGATGAGGAACATCAGCGCCTGACGGCGGCCCTTTGTACCGGCGCGCATCATCTCAACAAAGGCGTTTGTTTTGTGCTCATGCACTTCGTCAATCAGTGCGCCATGCGGGCGCGGGCCTGACTGACCATCATCAGAGCTGATCGGCTTAAAGAAAGAGCCTGTCTGAAGGAACGCAAGGTTCCACACATTAAGCCCGGTGCCGGATTTGGTGATGCGCTGTGCCAGCGCGGGAGACTGATCGACCATCGTTACCGCATCGCGGAACAGGATCATCGCCTGGTCTTTCTTCGTGGCCGCCGCGTAAACTTCGGCGCGGGGCTCTTTGTCTGCCATCAGCAGGTAAAGACCAACTCCGCCCGCCAGTGGCGATTTACCCGAGCCCTTACCGGACTCGATATAGCTCATGCGAAAGCGGCGCGTGCCGTCTTCCGCTTTCCAGCCGAACAGGGAGCCAACAATGAAACACTGCCACGGCAGCAGGATGAAAGGTTTCCCCTCATGCTCACCGCCATTCAGCTTCAGAACCTGAGCAAAGAAGTTAACAACGCGCGTTACAGCTTCAACATCCCAGAACAGGCCGCGCTTCGGACCCTCTTCCAGATCGCGAAGGTGACGGGCGCATGCCGCGCGGATGTCTGGTCCGGCAATAACCGCACCGCTGGTAACGTCCATTGCATACTGCGTCGCCGGGTCAACCGAAGAACTGGTTGAGCGGGTCTTCTTCTTTTTCTCCACCATCAGCATTTACCTTTGACCGGGCAGCCGGTGTAAGGCCGAACTCCACCAGATAACTTTTGAACCGGCGATCCACATCCGCCAGCATGGCGACAGCTGGATTTGCCTTAATAAGAAAATCACCCATCTGGGTTTTAGTCGTATAGGTGCGCCCTTCGATATCGACTATCTGGCGCAATTGCAGAATTTCTGCATAAAGATCGCAGAGCCGTTCGAGCGCAAGGGTATCCGCAACCGTGAGCACACCCATCCCGTCCAGAAGAACTGTGAGCTTTCCCCAGGCTGTTTTACCCCAGTCGGTTAGATGTGATGGTGGGCTGGGAATTTCCCGTGCGGGCTTCGGCTCTTTTTTATTGAGCGCACGCTTACCGGGATTACCTGTAACAACTTTCAGATGGGTAGGTTTTGGTCGTCTTCCGGCCATAAAAACCTCCCAGAAAAAAACTTTTCATTTCGCGGTTGTGCATAAAAAGGGGGGCGGGCGGTCAGGAGGCCGATTACCTCTGAACTCTTAACCCACCCCACCCCTGCTTATTTGATTGAATAAAATACAGTCCAAATGGTTACCGCTATAATCCCTGGATAACCTAATAAAAAAGTGAACAATATTACTGAGGTATGAAACATCGCTGACTTAGATCTCTGATGCTTATCGCGTAGGCCCTCACAAAGAGATACCACATGTCCTATCCAGTAAAAAAAGAGAATGACACCACAGAGCATCCCCAATACTGTAATAACGTTTGAGGCCAAAAAATTTCCCTTTTTATGGATCAAGTAAGCCACTGAAGCTAACGCTGCATAAGCCGCCAAATACCCCGAGGAGTCATTAACGAGCTTAGTCATTACTGCTGAGGCTTCTCCACGCTGCAACATAAATTTATATCCAAACAGTTAAAATGAATTCATAACATATTGGAAATTAATGATTGTGTGCAAACTCTTCGTTCTGACTCAGGGATTTATGCTTTTGTACCAGTGTGACTGTAGATCGAGCGGCAGCCCGTCCTCATCGCATCCAATAACGTGACCGCGCTTCTCTTCACGCTGCTTGGTCGAGTCATGATGCTGTTTGCAGAGAGGCTGCCAGTTGGCCTTGTCCCAGAATAGTTTCTGAGCCTTCGCTATCTCATCCTGCTTGCCGCCGTTGATAGCTTCTTTCAGCCTGTGAGGCTTGATGTGGTCAACGACAGAGGCGGCCACAGCTCTGCCCTGTCGGTGGCACATAACACATAGAGGATGTGACTTGAGAAATGACAGTCTGGCTTTGTCCCAGCGGCTGTTATAAATGCGTGGCTCGGACATAAATGCTCCAAAAAAAAACCGCCCGTGGGCGGCTTATAAGTTATTAAAACTTCAGCTTATCGTACTGAGCTTCTGCTCTTGCCCTTTTATCTTGGTCCCGCTGAGCTCTTTCTTGCTCTTCCCTCTGAGCTTGTTCGTAAGCCGCTAACAAATCCGCATCGGTCTTTTCGCAAATGGAATTTAACAAGTCAATCTGGCCTTGAAGTTCATCCATTGTGCAATTAACAGTGATTTGATTGCCTGAAAAACTCACAGAGCGTTTATTCAGCACCATACTGCTAAGGTGATTATGCGAAAACGTTCTTTTCCAATCATGAGTTGGAACCTCAGAAAGAATCAGGTACCGATCGCCTAACCCTTCTTCTGTACTACTAATATCTTTGTTGATTCCAGCAATTTTCATTCGAGCCTCCTACCGGTTAAAAGATAAAAGTAGCTTACCTTTAGGATTAATCTGAGAGAAGTGAAAATTTACTAAGTTGAGTTTGCGACGCTTCACAGCGTGACCTTTGTAGTTTTTTATTACTTACCAATCATACTTTGAGCCAGAGAAGCCGCTATATTAGAAAAAGTGGGGTTTTCAAGAAGCTTTTGCCAGAGTCCTTTAACTTCAGGGTCATCTGATTTTTCTATCGCCTCTTGCAGCTGCTCAACTGTTATCTGCTTGCTTATAGTGTTCACAGAGCCTGCCTGAAAATCCCCTCCAGCTGTTACAGAGCCGTGAAAATTTATATGGGTATCTCCACCATTAGGCTTAGATTTTACATCCAAAGCATTTACATGAAGGATGGCTAAAAAAGGAAGGTTGCTACCAACCCCTAAGCTATCCTGCACTTCATAATCCAACACTTCAAAGAGCCTGACTTTATCGCCTTGTTTAAGCTCAATCTTGTCACCAATATCGAAGGGACAAGTTTGCTCTTTTATAGGTATTAAAAGCTGCTTTTTTTTAGTATCTCTCTGCCCGCGATAAGAAATGCCATCGAACGTGAACTCGTTAGGATAGAAAAAGTTTTCCGAAACCATAACCGCTCCTTAACCATTGCATGTGTGAAATCGGATGATCACATTTAATCGGCATAAGGAATAGGATGTGTATCAAGTTTTCTAATCGCAGCACGATCGATGTTGCAATGTCCCAGCACGCCATAAAGCTCTGCGTTCAGCGCTACGCTATCACCAAACATCATGGGCGATGGAGGCTGCGGCACTTCAATCGGGCTAGTTAAATCAGCGGGCAGTGGCACCCTTGACAGACTGATCGTCCGGTACTCCACCAGCGGCTTTTGCTGCGTCGCGCAGCCTGTCAGCAGCATCAGGGGGAACAGGAGCAATAGCACACTTGTCCGCCGCAAGGTAACGCTTAATTTCATTCTGTAGTTTCCGGTTCTGCTGGGCTGTTACGGCATGCTGCTCTGTGACCTGACTCATTACAACGTTTTGCTGCTTAACTGCTGTTACCAGCTCAGTGACGCTTGATGCCAGGCCATCGTTCTTAGAGCGAAGATCGTTAATTTGCTCGTCTTTGCTGTTTGCCAGCTTCTCAAGCCTGTCGTTCGTTGCCTTCAGCTGTGAGTTACTGGCGTTCAGCCCCCACAGCGCCACGCAGATAAGACCGATGATGACCAGACCTGAATTGTTTCGGATAAAGCCGATTACGTTGAACATAGAATCCCCTTAGATTTTGATAAGCGGGATTTCCGGTCGTCCAGACCATTGGTGCCACCGTTAATGACTCTGGTGATGCGGGTAACATCATCAGAGTCTGCCAGCTCGTTTAATCCGTGATTCTTCCACCATGCCGCTGCTGACATCGCAGCAAAGCGATAACCCAGCAATAAATCAGGATTTGCCACTACATCAGCGCCCAGCAGTTTAACCAGCGCCTCATAGTTCGCCTTGCCGGTGATTTGAATCAGACCCCGACCGCGATAGCGGTAACCATCCCCCGAATTAACATCACCATTACCGTTACGGTTTGCGTAAATGATGCTGGCGATCATCTTCTGGTTAGCTGGGTGCATCGCATTACGACCATAAGCGCGGGCCTGTTCGGCAGTGATGCGTTTGCCAAACATTGCAGTCAGTGCGTTCTCGCTATAGTTCAGCCCTTCTTCAACCTTCAGGAACCCGGCTGACTCATGCCCCGTCTGCGCCAGAAAGTGGGCCTGCCGTAATGGCGTGCTTATCTGGAAGGCTGAGAGGCTTGCCGCTATATGTGGATACCAGGCATCACGCAGAGAATCACTTACGCCGGTGGCACGCTGAAAACTACTGGCTGTCAGCATTACTGTCTCCCAATCGCTTATCTATCTGGCGGCGTATCTTCGTTGACACGTAGTCCACACCGAGGAAGCCAAGGAAGACTGCAGCAACCCGCGTAATGTCTTCACTGAAGTGCCAGTTGAACACCGAGCCAATTACCTGCAGGCTTGGCTGCAGGAAGAAGGCAAAGACGCTGCACATCGCTGCATCAAGCAGGCGGCGTGACCATGCATCTTTGCCAACGTATGTGGCTCTGAGAATCGCCATGACTCCGGCAAGACCCGCATAGCCGGTTTCGTTTTTGTGGGCGTAAAGCCAGGCAATCAGGCTTGCCCAGAACCCAACGTCTTTGTCCGGCATGCGTTTCATCCTCACCTCCGATAATTGGCAGGTGCTGTCGGTAGTCAGAAGAAAATTGCGCAACGCCACGGCGTCAAAAGTGTGTGTGGAGACTGATTGGCGTGCGCAAAAACGAAAAAAGGCCGCTCTTTGGCGACCTCTTTGAATGGGAACCCTGACGCTACAGCGGTAACTGCCTTGCCCGTCGGCAACAGGGTTTTTATGATTAAAACTGTTAAGAAGTCATCATTTAATCGCGATTATTTTCCTATAATCTTTCTGGCTGATACTAAATTGAAGGAAAACACATGTTACCTACTGAAGATGCTTACATACTTAAACCTAATGGAGATCGGCTGGGGCCCTATAAAGCTAGATTCGCTGGTTCAACAGTCATTATTAATGACCCTAAAGCAGATATAGATGATGGCGATCAGGTGTCAAGAATACTCCCTAGCGGCAAAGAAGAGATAAAGCATATTAAGGAATGCAAATTTTATAACCTTGGTATAGGTCGACAGGGTCCTCACTACCAACTGGCTGTAGCTCCTATTGCTGCTTCTCAATCTTATGCGCACACCACGCAGAACTTTAACTTCAATGGTGGCCCTGCAAATGTACAGGTAGGTAACCACAACAAAATCGAGATCACCTCTCACATCCACGCTATAAAGAAGATTATTGACGACTCAAATGCATCAGATGCAGAAAAAAATGAAGCTAAAAGCCTACTACAAAAATTCCTTGAACATCCCTTAGTTACTGCTGTTGCTGGATCCGCAGTGTCTGGGCTTCTGTAGTAAAAATCGCCCCTAAATTGGGGCGTATTTTTATAAGCTTTGCTACGTTGTAACGACTCTTATCAGATTACTAAGGAAAATGCGGACCGCGTGAGAGATTTTTTCAATATTTTTTTCGGTGTCAGTTCGGCATCCATATCCAGCCGAACATCAAGCATCGCCAGACAGCCTTCAATAAACCCCTCAGCCATCTGAATTTCAATTCTCACTACCTTCTCATCGCGCTTAGCCTGTTTTGCCAAGGTGCGCTTTGAGATATTAAAAAAGTAATGCAACACGATGGTCGCATGTTCATCCGGGCGCTTTTCTTTAAGCCGTGCCAGACAGCCCTCAATAATTAACCCATCATTGTCGCTGCAGGTAAGCGTTAATTTTGAATCCTGCGGCAGCAGCCCTTTAAACCCCGCTGCGATTGCTGAGTAATCGACACCACTACTGTCTGATTTAGCCCATCCAGCCCAACGCTCTAATACCTGTGACATGTCACGCATATTTAATCCTCTCCACACACTTTATTTTTTGTCTGTCCCAATCACTCCGACTGCAATCGCGTGATCGAGGAACCTGAACAGCAGCTCTATCTGACTGCCGTATTTCGCTTCAAACGCTCTCATATCCCGGTGCAGTTCAGCGTGATGCGCTCTGCATAGCGGTATCACAAATAAATCATGCGCCTTCGTTCCCATTCCCCCTTGTCCATGTCCGATGATGTGATGAGGATCGTCAGCCTGCACGCCGCAACATGCGCAAGTCTGCGATTTTACCCATCGCGTGTATTTCTCACTTTCCCAGCGCTTACGCTTGGGACGCTTCATAAATGATTCTGGTGATTCCGGGTCGGTGCGCAGGTCGATTATCTTTTTGACCGACTGAGCAGCATCCTGAATCACCTCGCGAGCTGGTCGCGCCGGAACAATACGGGCTTCTTTAAGCTCGCCACTCTGGATAGTCTCTTTCGGCATGCGCAGGACGCGGCGGGCCGGTGCCTCTGGTATCAGGTCAATCACATCATTCAGGGTTGCCCACCAGCACAGTTCCGGCAGGGTCAGTTGATGGTCACCGTTTAGTGCCATCTGGCTGCATGCCGCCCTGATTATCCAGAGTGCGGTGTTACCTTTGGCGATATTCTCCAGGCTGCCGGGTACGCCGTTTTCCCTGAACTCATTATCGTGGCTATAGCAAAGAGACACCAGGCCGTTTTCGATTTCTGACACTGTGAATTCATGGTGATGCCACACTCCCAACTGCTCCCACTGGCAGCACCCGAAGGACTGGACGAAGGATGCCAGCGCATTCGGTCCACCAGCGGCTTTTATCACGCGTTCGTGACTGAAGAAGGGAATCAGTGAGGGCTCATCAAGTAACGGCTGTGTGCCGTCATTCAGGCGGCCTGATGGCAGGTCTGCCATATCCATTGTCGGTGTGCTGACCACCACCCTGCCCTTAAACAGCTTCAACAGGTCTGGTCCTGGCTTCAGCAATACAATCCCGGTGCGAGGTGCTACCTCTGGCGTAAGTAATGCTCTCACAGTCACCTCAATGCACGGTGTCGAGCAGGCGGAGAAGCTCGGCAAATTTTGATTCGAAGAAATGAGGCTGGGTTTCACGCGGATTAGCCGGGCTGGTGATGTTTTTACCGTACATGCAGCCTTTAGCCGTCAGTGACCAGAATAGCTTCACGCCATCGGTACCTGACCGGCTGGCTCTGCTTTTGTGTTCAACGATCCCAAGCTTCTCAAGCTGACGATAGGCCTGGCTCGCATTCATCCGAATACTATTGGCCTTCAGCAGTGCGCTCAAAGACAGAGTAGGACGGCTTGATCCGTCTTTTGCATCAACTGGTGCGTCGATAGCATATGCAGGCATCATATTGGGGATGCCGTAATGCTGTTGAATCTTCTGATATGCGCCAAGCTTTGAGGAGTTTGAAAAGTTCAGAATTCGGGAGGCTGATTCAAGCAGAATGATACTGGCCTGCACTTCTTCTGGCATTGAAACTACGGGGGGCTTTGATGCCAGAGAATCGTACATGCGGATTACTTTTAAACTGAATTCGGCGCTGATCCACATCGCGTATGAGTAGACCAGTTCTTTGCATACAAACGTACCCTGGTTCACTCCGCCCTTAATTACCGATACAGGAATTCCTGTATCGCTCAGAAGCTGAACGAGTTCATTGGTCTGTTGAAGGTTACGCCACAAGGAAGGTTCATGTCTGCGTTCGCCGCCTGCTGCACGATGAAGATCGTTAAGGCAATAACGGCCGGAGTTGTCCTGACGAACGGAAACCCCATCAATCACTAAAAGCTGATTCATGCTTTCTCTCCACACACTTTTCACTATGTTTTAAACGGCCCCGCCCCCATCATTTGCAATGCACGGGACCAACCTCTGTACTAACGACTGCAATTCGCGAGTACATCACGTACTATAACCAAATCCACTGTTCATGTAACCAGTATTCATTATCTCAAAAATCGATTGTTTTTCATCGATTGACGTTACTTAACAAGAGACTTTCTTTTCTTACCAAGACTATTCTTAGGCGTTTTTTTTGTTTATTATTACAAAAACTTACATGAGACAAATTAATGGCCGATTCCAAACTCACAGAAAAAGCAAATGAAATTGCTGGAAAAGTTTTCGATGAAGCTGCGAAAAATGGCGCCCCCCTGAGCACAGCCTTGGCGAATAGATTTGGCAGTCCTTTTTTCTACAGTTTTCTAATTTCGTGGGGATTAATGAACTGGGAACGATTAATAACCCTTGCATTTGGAAAAGGTGACATCGAGGATAGAATACAAAAAATTAAAAATTTATCTTCATCATTTTTTGGCATTGAGCATGCTTTGACTTATTACCTGCCATTATTAACAACTATTATGGTTGTTTTCCTTAGCCCTTACCTAAACAATTTAATTGATAAATCCCACAAAAAAGCCCATCGAACCAAATATGTTCACTCCGCTGAACTTGAGGCTGATAAATATCAAGCTCAAGTAAAAGCAATTAATGCTAAACTTGCATATGAAACAGCAGAAACAACGATGAAGCTTGAAATAGAGGCAAACCAATCAAAGTTAATTAGTGAAACAGAGATAGCGAACCTTAACCTAGAGCAGGCACAAAAGAATCTAGCTGATTTAAATGCGAAAATAGACTCAGAGGGTGACTCGCTTGATAAATTAAATAGAAAGCATCACAGTGAATTAGAACAATTGCAAAAAGTAATTGTAAAGTCAGATGAGATAGAAAAAACCATCAATGAAAACATTGAGAAGAATAACTCTCTTGAAGCAGACATAAAAAACAAGAAGAAAACATTAAAGAATCTCCAAGCTGACATTCATAGATCTGAGATGCTAAAGAAAGATCTTAGTAACAACGCTTCCTTTAGGATCGTCGGGGACGCAGCTAAAACAAGTGAGGATATAATTAAAACATTTAACCCCTCAATTAAAGTTTTTGACTTTACTAAAAGCCCCGTAATTAAGTGGCCTTTGGGCGACACGGCTTCTCATGAAAACTCACCTGTAAGTAAATGGACTTTTGGTGACGACACGGCAAACGAATCATCTAACAACATACCTGCAAACAAATTGATTTTCACAAGCAGCTCTAAAAAAATAATAGATAAAAATTAAACCAGAAATTTTAATGGCTGCTATGCATTGCAGCCATTATAGATAAACCTTCATCGTTCTAAATGTTAGCTAACTTCTGTGATGCTGTTTGATCATTTTTACTGCTTTAGCAATTGTCTCTGCAGGCACGGTCAGACAGTAGGGTTCTCAATGGAGTCTGCCGCCCTTGTATGCGCCAACTTGTATTAGCTGTAGGTGTATTTTCATTATATTGCTTTGTCATTAGCAATACTCAAAATTTACTACACTTGGCTTCCGACAAATAAATCACCACCCTATATGATGCCCGCCTGACCTCTTGATTAAATTTCCGACGTCTTCAGGATCGGTTACGCAGTAAGGGTAACACTTGGTTTTAATGGGAATATTTCTCGAAACATCGTCTCCAGCTGAGATGTAGTTAATATTTACTACGCAGTCTAACATATCCGACTGACCCATTTTTTTGACATTATAATCTGGATCTACAATTACGGAGTCACTTAATAAGGACGAGGTTGAACTGAGAAGCTTTGATGAGTTTTTAGGTAGCATCTCTCCACCAGCCCCCAGTTTCACCAAATTTTTAATGCCATGTCCTAAAACATCTACAGTGATTTTCCTTATGGCCACATCTATCTGACCGTTATTAGACATCAATATTGATAAACTCTTTGGGCCACTGTTTACTAAAGATGCTGTAATATCAACCTGCTTACTCCATACTAATTTATCAAGTACGAAGGTTGTAGCTGACGCAACTATAGCTGCTGCTGCTAAAAGTTCAGATATGAAAGTGACCGATTTTGATAATCGACTCATAAATGTTCCCCTTGAATTAAAAGCCCCTTAATATCATGAGGCTTATTAATCAATCAATATATTTGATGTGATACATCCTGCCATTTACTCAAAGGGTAATTGCGTAGTTTCTTTTTATGATTCTTGCCTTTCCCTTACTGCCTGACGCAGCATGCGGATGTTTGACCAGCAATCACGGTCGGTCTGCTCCACCAGCGCGATAAATTCCTGAACTGTACACGGCCTGTCCTGGCGAACGTCAATCAGCACCGCTGAGAATCGTTGCATCTGCTCGATTGCCAGCTCTGAATCGTCGTACTGCTCGGTAACCCACAGCTTCAGTTCGAGATCATCCTGGTGCTGCTTGATAAGACGAACGGCGCTGGCAATAGTCTCTGCTGGCACTGTCACACAGGTAGGGTTTTCAACGGAGTCTGCCGCCCACGTATGCGCCCACTTGGATTCGCTGTATGTGTACTCAGCTTTCATTTTGAACGCGGCAATAACGCACGCCCACACCTCCACGCCGCTTTGCTCAAGGATTTCGTGCTTCAGCAATGGCAGGTCATCACCATCACTGTTCTCTGTTTTGGCCGGTGCCGGTTGTTCACTAACTGATTGGGTGACGCCGTAGTGCTCTTTAGCGATCAGAACAATGTCCATCAGCTCAGCCGCCTGCAGGTCAGTTTCAAACGTCAGCGTGATGCGAGAACCTTCCTCGCCCTGCTCGGCCTGGCAATGCTTAGCAATCAGCTCTGCCAGCTTGCGTGCCTGTGCTGCACTGAACTGCGGCATAGCATCGGTTTTGGTCAGCTTCTTCTTGCCAGCTGCTTTGGCCTTCTGCATCTGCTCCTGTGCTACTGATGATGCTTTCACGCCATGCTCACGCTGCAGGGCTACTGCTGTGGTTGCGGCCACTTCGCCGGACTTCACCATCTCAATAAGAGGTTCGCCAACGGTCAGCAGCTGCAGGTGCTGTTCAACGTCGGTGATCGAGCGTTTCACCTTGGCAGCGATCTCAGCTGGCTCTAAGCCCTGATTAACGAGGCGCTGATAGGCTGCTGCACGTTCCAGCGGCAATAGAGCACGGCCCTGGCTGCTGGTGACCATGAACGCCACGCTGTCCGCCTCACTGCCCACGAAGTCCTTACACTCCAGGCGCAGCGTATAGCCCGCTTCCTGAGCCAGCTTCGCACCGTAATAGCGGTGATGGCCATCGATGATCTTAATGCCCTTTTCGGTGACCTTAACAGCCAGCGAAGGCACATGCTCACCAGCGATAAAGGCATCGCGGAACTCCTCGACATGGGTCTGATCGATATCACGAATGTTGTAATTAGTTTCGACATACAGCTCATTAACGCCCAGCAGGTAGGTTTTGCGGGTGGTGATATCGGTATCGCTATTTTTCTTGTCGTCGTAAATGCGCGCTAATGTGCTCATGCTGTGGTCAGCTCCCATGTCAGGACAATAATCAGGGCGGCAATCATCACCGCTGCGGTGCGGATGGCCTGGTAGAAAATCTCATTGCGTTGGTAGTGGCTCTTCAGGTGCGCTTTCATTGGCGATCCTCACTCAGGAAGCTTTCGCCAATACGGCCTGTATCAAGCCCGCCATAGCTGCCACAGTTAAGCGAGCCTCTTGCGGCACAACGGTCGCAGTTCTCTTTGGCTTCATTGCGGGATGCATCGAACCGGGCCACCAGCATCGCTTCACGCCAGACCTGTGCAGCACGCAGCCAGAACCCTTTAGCCTCCAGTTCGGTAGCCTGCTTCGCCAGCTGGCGATGCTTTTCGCTCTCTTCGGGCACCGGCGCGGTGTTGATCGAATAACTCCAGTCGCTGGCACGCTTGAGAGTCCCTCTGGTAAACAACGGTTTTATAAAGCGCTTCACTGAAGCCTCATGCAGGCCAGTGAGCTTGCAGAGTTCTCGAACCTTCAGCGGACCATTGCGGGTAATCAGTTCAAGAATTTTTGATTCATGGTTGATCATGATTTTCTCCCCTTATGCCCCGCGAAAGCCGTCAGGTATCGCGTAGTCCATTGATGAGATGGCCATAACATCACGCTGCCACTTACCGTTGACACATTTCGGACGGCCAGCCTTGTCCCATTTCTGAGCGGAACCCAGATAGCTTGGGAACTTACCCTGGCGGAAAATGGTTTCCGGTCGAACGTACTCCCGCATTTTTGGGTCTTCACCCCACTTCGCGATTGAGTAATCCACAGTGAGGATCAGTTCATCAGCAGTGAAATCTTCAGCCAGGCGGCCGCGAATCGGTGCCAGTGAAGTCTTTGATTTCTGAAAACGCAGGCCAGTTGCACGGTTCAGGTGTTCCAATACGCTGAAAGCAGCCTGATTTGCATCAGGGGCATGGTCGGGTTGCATCGCAACCTGACAAGAAGGGGTTGTTGTAATCTCTGTAGTATTCTCTGTTGTAATCTCTGTAAGAGTGGGACAAATTGACCCGATGGATTGGGACAACTTGACCTTATCCATAGGGACAGATTGACCTTTTCGATCAGGACAATTTGTCTCTCTCGATAGGGACAAATTGTCCCTATCGGTCAGTAAAGGGCTTGCGTAGTTAATAGCGTAATAATTAGTCTGGTCGTGCTGCTTCTTTTTAAGCTGCTCAACATAAATCAGACCCATTTTTCTTAATGAAGAAACCGTTCTTTGTATCGTCTTGCCGGTCCACCATGGAAACTGCTCATTCCAGGCGTTAATGCTGTTATAAACCCAGCGTTTGCCGTCATATTCGACGCCGGATGTAGTGTCTTCCAGCCAATAACAAATCTGCTGCAGCACAATTGCCTCATTCAGACCAATGCGCTGGGCAAGCTCAGGGCTTATCACCAATGGTTTAACTTTCAGAAGTAGGCTCATGAATTACTTCGACCTCCCTGAAATACTGCTTGAACCGTTCGAGAGAACTGAAGCACTCACCATGCTTGTAGTTGTCACGCAGGTAGATAACCCGGTCGTTCTCTGGCTCCCATCGAATGACCCGCACAGGGAGACCGCGCTTATCACGGAAGATTCGGTCGAGTTCACGCATTCGGTCGCCCTCATTCGCTGGTTGGCATTGCCCACAGCCCAGTCAACAAAGCTGTGGTTAACTTCTTCGCTGATGCCTGGTACATTAAGCACATACCGCAGCGGCTCACTGCAGAGACGTCCACCAGCTGAAGGAAGGCAACGGAATTGCGGTAACCCTGATAATCTGATTAAATTGATCACGCGATTAGTTCTCCACACACGTTGATTTAGTCGCATCGAACGCCGCGGGCTGCAATCCTGCGGCGTTCACCTTTTCTGGCGGGCAAAAAACCCGATAAAGCAGCGTCAGATGTTCCTGCCACTTAGCCATGACCTGATAGCTGTTCTCTTCAATTTGCTCACGCTCCGCCGCATCAATCACACCATCAGCTGTTGCTTTGCGGATGTACGCAGAGTGCTTGCCAATCCACTCAACTGACTCCATCAGTCGCTGATTGATATCCGCGTTATCAACATCCTCAATGTCCACCAGCGGAACGTTGACGCTGTTTGACTGGCGGGATACGGCGTTAGCGATGTACTTTGTGCCGCTTGCCTGCTGCAGAACCATCGCCCAGCCCATTGGGAAAATCTGATCGCCATTGGTACGAAGACGGTTGAACAATGCATCTTCAGTCACGCCCAGCCATTCAGCTGCTTCTGCATACCCGCCCGGTAAACTTGAAATAGTCTTCTTGATTGCTGCCACCAGCCATGCCGGTTGCTTCTCTACTTGCCAATGCTTTTGATCCACGGTAGTCCCCTGCTTTCTGTGGTTATCTTTACGAAGCGTTTGAAGTAGGCTTGTCGTAAAGGGACGGTTGGAATTTGAGTTTGCCTTTAGTGCGGAAGGCAGCTTCGGCGGCACGGCCTTTTGGAATTAAACCGCCCGGACGCTTTCGCCACTGATAAAAGGCTTCTGGTGAAACATTGAAAAAGGCTGCCGCCTTGTTTGGCGTACCGAAAAACTTCTCTAAATCACTGGTAGTCATAATGGCCCCCCTAAGAATTCTTAGATAGTATTTTCTAAATTAACTTTGGTCAATAAAAACTAAGATAACTTAGTTACTTTTCATTTAGGGGATTTACTGTGAGCTCTCTTGGGGGGCGCGTTAGGGCGCTACGCATGGAAAAAAGGCTGACGCAGGGTCAGCTCGGTAAGGCAGTTGGCGTTTCGGACGTGACCGTAGGCTATTGGGAGCGCGATCAGAATACACCCGGAGGCTTGAAGCTTTCTAAGTTAGCTTCTGCGTTAGGTGTAAGCGAAACGTATTTATTGTACGGTAAGGAAGATGAATCAAACATTGCGCCAGCGCCTATCGGCAGCATGAAGGTTCCAGTAATAAGCTATGTGCAAGCTGGAGTCTGGAGCCCTGAATGTGATGCGCGCAATTTAGAAGGGAATATTGATTACGTGTTTAGCACTGGTAACTTCTCACAGGGAACGTTTGCCATAAAAATCAAGGGCAAGTCGATGGAGCCAGATTTTGTTGAAGGTGACCTTATCCTTATCGATCCAGAACTTAGCCCTCAGCCTGGCGATTATGTAGTGGCTAAAAATGGCGAAGACGAAGCGACCTTTAAAAAGTACCGAGCCAGAGGTGTAACTGAAGACGGCAAGGAAATTTTTGAGCTTGTTCCTCTAAATGAAGACTTTGCTGTACGCAGTTCAGCCAAAGAAAAATTTAATATCATTGGCGTTCTCGTCGAACATCGTCGCCTTATGAGGCGTTAAACATATAAAAAAATTTGGAGCCTAAATTTATTTAGGCTTTTTTCTTGACCTCAAATCTAAGTTATATTAGATTAATTACAGATTACTTAGCCGCGCTTGCAGGCGCCGTTTTTAAAAGTGTGTGGAGAGGCAATGAAAATGATCAAGAACATGTCGAGCACAACGGTCCGGGACCTGATTACCTTTTTGAGGCTCTTCCCAGATGCTGATGTTGTCTGTTGTGGTGATGCCGGTGTGGTGAGTGTGCAGTGTGATGTAGGAAACGTGGTTCGCGGACCAGCGTTTTAAGAGTACGGAATTGCTGTGTTGGCGGTTACTCATGAAAGTTTGTTTAACCGCCCTTTTTCACAACGGTGAGAGCATTTCTCTGTGGCGAAGGAAACTCCAGAAGACCTCCCTGAACCGATTAATGCTCTCAGCCGTTGTGGTGAATGCGGCCAGCGCGCGCTGAAGACTGACAAAGATTGCACACAGTCTAAGAGTTTCCGCTCTGGTTTTTGTCAGTCTGACCAGAACACCGGGAGGCACCCGGCACCGCAGCAACCTTTCAAGTGTGTGGAGTAATCGGGCTGTGGGTTATTGCAGTAACCCACCAGCCAACTTAAACGAATCCCAAAAGTTTTTATTGCCATCACTGGCAAGGGATTCATGCAACCAAAAATCGTGTGTGGAGAATTTCAAGGAAAAGCCGAACGACCATATAACCGTAGGCATCATCACCCTGCCCTATAGCCATATCCTGAACGGCTGGATATTGCCTGACGGCTCTGTAGTCACCAATCCAATTAAGGCGCAGAACGAAGCTGAGCGCCTTAACAGCACCATCACCATTCACTGAGGGCGATGACATGCATCATTTCAAATCGAATAAAGAAGTCGTCGCTGCCGGCCACCAGTTCGCTAAGAACATCGGGATGGATACTCCTCTGATGGTCGTGAGTTGCACCTCCGGGCGGATATCAAGGAGGCGAAATGAAGCCTGATGCCATGCGCCACGCTCCCCAAATCACTGATGAAATAATCATGACCGCATTCGAAGGAACCAATTTCGGGCGCACTGATTATCGGGCATTCTTGGGTTACAGCGTGCTGAAGAAGGCGTGCCATTGGCATTGTGGCCATACCATCACGACAATCATGGTTGAGCTGGGGCTTATTACCCCGAAAGATCAACGAGTGACAAAGCTCGGTCGGATGTTCCTGTCAGATTGCTACGATGACCCAATGCGTATTAAGTCAGTGCCCGCCGCTCACCGGGTGCCAGAGGGATGGAAACTGGTGCCGGTTGAGATTACACAGGAAATGGTAGACGCCAATTTTGAGGGTGTCTGTATTGGTGGGATTCAGGCCGGTTATCGCGCCATGCTGGCAGCAGCGCCGGAGGTGGAGTGATGGAACAGCCAATCCTCGATATGTGCTGTGGCTCCCGGATGTTCTGGCTGGATAAGACTGATTCTCGGGCCTTATTCACCGACATCCGTAATGAGCAGCACACGCTTTGTGATGGGCGAAACCTGCACATCAACCCGGATGTAATCGCCGATTTTCGCGCCCTACCGTTCCCTGACTGCAGCTTCGCACAGGTGGTGTTTGATCCACCCCACTTGGACCGCGCTGGAGAGAACGGCTGGATGCGGAAAAAGTACGGTGCGCTGGATAAGCAGAGCTGGCGTGATGATATCCGAGCCGGTTTCAATGAGGCATTTCGGGTTTTGCGGCCACACGGCACTCTGATTTTTAAATGGAATGAGACACAGATACCGGTCAGCCAGGTTATCGCTCTCACGGAACAGAAGCCAACAATCTGGCAACGCACTGGTAAAGGAGACAAAACCCATTGGATTCTCTTTCTGAAGGATGGTGAGTGATATCTACCAAGGCAGATTTGCAAGCCAAGGTTGTTGAGCTGGAAAAGGATAATCAGGCTTTAAAAAAACTTCTGGCGCGGGCTGAACGCGAGTTGAATGACAAGCTTTATCCCGAAGAACTGCCACCCTTGCCAGTCCCTTACCTCATTACTTGTCAGATGAAGTATTACCGGATGCCGTGGGAGCCATTCTGGTGTTACGAACATCTTCAATGGTGCGATGAGTTGGATAGCAGCTTTCCATATTCAATGGCTGACAACTCATGCCCTGTTTGTAGAGGTGCTGAATGATGGCAATGTCCCCCGCCGAACGCAAAGCCGCACAGCGTGCCAGACAGGCCACTGCCGGTGGTAAAAAGCTGGAGCTGGCGCTGGATAGTCAGGAACTGGAGATGCTGGCGCAGAACTGCGCCGCACGCCGCCCCGGTCGTGAACCGTATGAGCTGAACGAGTACATAGCGTTGCTCATCCGCAAAGATGCCGCTGAACTGGCGCAGCAGATTGAAGCGCTGGCACAGCAGCAATGCGGTAAGTGTGGCGATCAGCTGCCGGTGCAGTCCTGCCCTTGCAAGGGTGAAGCGGCGTGCTGGTCCACCAGAGGCTGGCATAAGCTGAAATTGAATATCAATACGCCGTGACATGTCACGGCTGACAACCCTGATGCAGCAGGAATGTGTGGAGAATTAATTATGTCTGAGCATGGCAATGAAATTATTTCTGATACAGATATCGAAAAAATAACCGGATATAAAATCCCGTCTAAACAATGTCAGTGCCTTAAACAGGCCGGGATATTCTTCGTGGTCCGCCGTGATGGCCGCCCCAGAACTACATGGCAGCATTTCAATGACCCCATCTCATCAAGAAAAGCCCCAGAAACTAATCAACATGAACCCAACTTTGGAGCATTAGATTAATGGCACGCGTTCGTAAAAACGCTGCAGATGCCTGGATGCCGCCTCGCGTTTATCGAGGCAGGTCAGCCTATGAGTTCCATCCTAAAAACGGGGGTGCTATACGCCTCTGTGCGCTGGATGCAGCTCAGTCTACAGTGTGGTCGGCATATGAGGCGCTGATCAACGAGATACCTGATGACAGGCTGCTGGCGTCATTAGCTGAGCGGTTTTTCAGATCGGCTGATTTTTTCGAACTGGCACGCGAAACGCAGCGGGATTACCTCAAATATTCAAAAAATGTTTTAGCTGTTTTTGGTGCCATGCCCTCTGATGCAATCCGGCCTGAACACGTCAGAAAGTACATGGACAAACGCGGATTAAAAAGCCGGGTACAGGCCAACCGGGAAAAGGCGTTTATGTCTCGCATGTACCGCTGGGGCTATGAGCGTGGCATGGTCAAAGGTAATCCGACCAAGGGAGTTAAGAAATTCAAGGAGACGTCCAGAGATCGGTATGTGACCGATGCAGAGTATCAGGCGCTCTATTCATGTGCGCCGGACATTGTGAAAATCGCTATGGAACTGGCTTACCTTACCTGCTCCCGTCAGGGTGATGTTCTTGCAATGAAAAAGAGCCAGATCATGGAGGAAGGGATACTGATTAAACAGAGTAAAACCAGTGTGGCTCAGATTAAAGCTTGGTCGCCACGGTTTGCTGCAGCAATCAAAATGGCAGCTGCATTACCACTTAAGCCAGGTATGAGCAGTATTTTCATCATCCACCAGCCTAACGGTTCTGGATACACGCGGGACGGGTTTAACAGTCGGTGGAGTGCAGCCCGTGAAGCGGCAAAGCTCAAATTCCCAGAGCTACTTTTTGATTTCACATTCCATGATTTGAAGGCGAAAGGGGTTTCTGATCTGGAGGGAGATTTGTACGAGAAGAGAGCTATAACGGGACATAAGAACGTTGAGCAGACTGCGGCTTATGACAGGAAAATAGTTGTTGTCCCTGTAGTTGGCGGACAGGCGAAGGGGAAAAATTATTAGGAAGGGATATTAGGAAACTTAATTTAGCCACAAAAAAACCGCCTCTGAAGGGCGGTCATACGACACTGCTTATCATTGATTTTATTGGTAATTCGATATGGTGCCCGGGGCGGGACTTGAACCCGCACAGCCTTACAGCCGAGGGATTTTAAATCCCTTGTGTCTACCGATTTCAC